ATTACATCAATGATGTCTTGTCTTTTTAGGTCGCCCACTACTTTGTTTTGTTCAACATTCTTATTTACTTGTTCGTTAAGTTTCGTTTCAAGTTCTTCGATTTTGCTTGCTTGATCTTCTAGTACATTGTATTTCTCATCTGGAACGTCAATGTAATGATCTTCAAACAATTTCTTTAAACCAGAAATAAAGTCTTCAGCAATCTCGCCTTTGATTCCTCTTTCGATAGCGATAGAGTTATCTTTCATCCATTCTTCAACAACGTAGTTCAAGTATGAATCAACTTTTTCAACGAGTTCACCTTTTTGTGACTCTATATCTTCTTGTAGTTTTGCCTCATAAGCAGCTTGAATTTTTGCTTTTTGCTCTTTAACTTTAGTGTTAACAGCAGCTTCAAAAATTGTGGCAGCTTTTGATTTAAATGTTTCTGATAAGTCTTCGTCTTTAATAAGAGCAGCTACATCAGCAGACACGTCAATAGAATCTTCCGACTCTTCTTTCACATCTTTCTTTTCGCCTTCTTCTTCCTTAGACTCTTCCTCTTTTAACTTAGGCATAGCGTCAGCTGAACCTTGAGCTTTTTGTTGAGGATCACCAGAAACTTCTTTTGTTTTCTTTGTGGCATCCGGATTGCTGTCTGTAGGTTTAACTACAGCTGGACCTAAATCTTCTGCGTCATTTTTTAGAGCAGAGGGTTCAGATTTTACAGCATTCTTTTTTGGAGCATCAGCTTGTGGATTAGCAGCGTGAGCTTCTAAAACGGCTTCTTGTTCCATCGCCTCAATATTATTTTGTGTTTCGGCCATTGAAAATCTCCTCTTTGGTTTTTATAAACGTTTATAAATTTTCCTATGTAAGTATATTTATAAGATTATAGTTTTTTAAGAAACGATTCGAAAACCTTTATTTTAGTTTCGTCTAAAGATCGCTGTTTTGCATTTCGAATTTGATTTTTCCAAGCTTCTATTTCTTTTTCCTTGAGAATACCATTTTCCCAAACCCAATTTCTACTCTCCATAATGCCTTCTACGAAAGCGTCGGGAGCAGAGGGATCTGCTACAATGTCAGCGGCTGTAGCTAAATAAAAGTCATCTTTTACGTAATTTACGCCGTTTCTTGCTACTATAGAACCCATACCTCGACTAGACACTCCTAATTGAGCACCTTCGTCTATAAGACCTTTTACAATCTTACCATATGGTGTATCCATAATCTTTGCTTCACCAATAAAATTATCGCCATCTGGTGTTAATGATTTAACCATATGACAAACTCTTTCGAGGTTAACTGTCGGTCCATCAGGATGTCCTAACTCGCCAAAAGCTCTATTTTTATTGATAAATTCTTTTGTGTATCTGTTCACTTCTCTAACCAAAATCTCTCTTGGATAGACTCTTCCATTTCTATTTTTTACATTTGATTGTAAAAATACACCTCTAATTTTATACTCTTTTTTACCGTTTTTTTCTTCTACAAGATATTCGGCATTTGTGACTTCTTCGGAAATAAGTTTCATATATTCTCTCTCTTACTATATTTATAAACTTTTCTACCTAAACTCTATGATAATTGTATAATTATCACCATTAGCAAAGTTTTTTGTACTTAATAACACATCACCGGTTGGTGTGGTAGCATTGTTTGGTATTTCATCTCCAGACGGTCTAAAATCCCAATAACCTTGTCCAGTTAAAAATATAGCAGTAGCATTGTTTGCTCCTGCCCATAATAACTCTATACCAGACTTTCCGTTTGATGTATTGATAGAATACCACAGTTTACTAATCTTTCTATTACCATCTTCGGTCATAAAAGTTAGTGCTGAAGCATCCACTTTTCTTACTAAATTTTCTCCTGTACCATCAGATAAGTTTGTAAGTTTAACTACATACTTAACACCAGAGGTATCAGCAATTGTTTGTGTTGTTACTGTATCAGCCATTTGTATAACCCGATTCTTTGTGAGACTCTATAACCACATTGTATTTGGTTACATTTGAGTCACTTGTTAGTAAAATATCCCCTATTACGTCTTTTATTTTTTCTTCATTTGGTTTCAGACCGTAATTGCCTCTACCATTAATAATCACTTGTTTCGCTGTATTATCTTTAAAAAAAATAGTTACATTACCTGTACCAATAATCTCATATTGTACATTAGCAATAGAAACTTTTGGTTCACTTGAAGCGTTATTTGAATTAACAACATCAACAAGTGTTTGTCCTGTTTCACTACCTACGCCACTAGCATTCACAATAATTTTAAAATTATCATCAACTAATTTGGTTGTAGATATTGTCATATTATCTAGTTGAAGATACAGCAGACCCTACAGCATTACCTGATGTAGTTATAGTATGTGATTCTTCTTTTTCAATAACTATACTATCTCCAGCAGTTACAAGTATTGCACTACCTATAACATCTGAACCTTCTTTAACAGTAACAGTATTGGTAGCAGCTTGTGACTGTATTCTCACAAAGTGAGCTCTACCGAAATCTTGAGCTGTTATAGCAGCACCAGCAGCAGTTGTAGCGCCTTTTAATTTCATTGAACCTTGAAAAGCCATTTTATTTTTCTCCTAATTGTTCTTTTATTTCGTTATCAAAATATTCATTAAATTTTTCTTTATTAATATTATGAAATTCTGCCACCTTATTTACGGCATTTTCAAATTTTACTATGATATCACCAGTTTCTTTTTCAATTAACTTAGAGATATCATTTACCGCTTCTTTCATTATAGGACTTAAATCCATAAATGATTGTGAATTGGTTAATAAGTTTTCTTTAACTATTTTGCTCACCTGCATCTTCATTACCTTGTGTTAAATCCATTTCAACCTGACCATCATTACCACTTGAAGTTGTTGTTGATATGCTTCCATCAGGATTAAAAGTTCCTGGATCAGCAATTTCAGGTTTTGGGTCGCTAAAAGATTGTGCTTCAACCGTTCCATTAAACATATTACTAGCAATTTCTTTTCTTTGATTATCTAAAGCGTCTGCTACTTTACCTCTTAAAGCATCCTTAAATGCTTCTCCAGCTTCAACATTATTATTTACTGAAAGTTGGTCGATAAAGTTTTTTGTATTTTCATTACTCATTATATCTCCTTTTAATTATCTTCTGTTGTGTCCATTGTTTGAATTGCAGGACTAGCAATAATACCATCATTAATTTCTTTTTTGATTTGTATATCCATATCCTCAATCTCTCTGTCATTCTGTTTAAGTACATTTTTTCTAACATACTGAACTGAATAAAACTTACCAATATAATCTCTCATTTCATTGGCCAATGCTAATCGTTCTCTTAACATTTCTGTTTGTTTTAATTCAGCAAAATGACCATCTTGTAAGAAATCATATTGTAAAGTATCTCTCATAATATACCAATCATCTTCATTGATAATACCTTTTAAGATCAACTGTGTTCTTAGTATATCATTAAACAATTCAGTAAACTTCTTTCTCAATCGTTGAACAAATTTAGTAAATTTTAATTCATCTCTTGTGATTTCTGAAGCTCTTCCAATATTAAATCCAGCTGAAGTTTCTAATCTACTAACCGGAACATTTAATGATCTATATAACTTACTTCTAAAATATTCTATATCAGCAATCTCACCTAAGTTTTGTCCGCCAGGTAATGTTGTAATATCTGTACCTCTGCCACCTTCTCTACTTGGTAACCAGAAGTCTTCCAACATTGACATATAGTTTCTATCATCTCTGATTTCACCAGTCTGTGCGTCATAGACAAGTTTGTTTCTATATCTTGCCATTACATCTCTTAAATATTGTTCGGCTTTTACTTTAGGTAAATTACCAACATCAATTTTAAAAATTCTTCTTTCAGGTGCTCGAGCAATACGATAGATTACTGTAGCATCTTCAATCATTCTTAATTGATTAACAGGTTTAATCGCCTTATGTAAATAAGACAACACCATATTTTTGTTTTGGTCAATCATTCCAGAAGGACAAAAAGCAATTGTATCAGGAGCAATTTTAAGACCCATTCCTGAAGTTGAACCTACAACACCTTTTTCATTATATAAAAAGTATTCAACAAATTCATCTACAACAGTTAAACCGTGTGGTACAGGACCATCTGGTCTTTTCTTTCTAATCTCTCGTATTTTTTTAACTTTACGAGGATCAATGTATTTCAACTCTGTAATTCCTTTTACAGGGGATTCTCTGTCTATAATTTTATGGTAATAGATTCGGCCATCTACGTACCATCTTCTAAAGATGTCGTGACCTCTTGTATTGAAGTTTAATAATCTTAAAACTTCCTTAAATTCGTCTTCTATTTTTCTTCTTACTTCTTTACCATAAGGCAAGTCTGTTACATTTACTCTAACAGCATCCCTTAATTCATTTGAAACAATAGCTTCGTTGATAATATCTTCTATCGCCATATCACACTCTGGGTGTAAAGCTACTTCTCTATATCTTCGTATTAAGTCCGCTTCACTCTTAGCCGTACCTTCCATATCAAGGTATTGACCAAAGTAACCTCCAGCAGCAATAGTTTGTGTACCATCATCTACCTGGGTTGTTGTGAAAGCTTGTTTCGGATCCGTGGGTTTTTTTGCCCTCGTAATACTAAATCCAAATAATTCTGCCATAATTTATTTCTCCTATACCACTACTTATAAGACTTTTAAAAGGGGGTTCCTGGTTGGAACCCCCAATTTAATTGTTATGTTGTAGTATTTGTTTCGAAGTATTGGTAGTTAAAAGTAACGTCAAACTGTTCGATTGCCGTTGCTTCATCATAACTCAAATCAATAGCCGACAAAGCAGTTGGGAAAGCCCCTCGTAAAGTGTACGACTTGATAGTATTACCGTTTCTGTCCAAATGATCTACAAATGCATCAACTTGATAGTCAACAGGATTTGTTAATCCTTCATTGTCCGTCATATTGTTGATACCATTCTGCCATCTTTCAAAAGCATTTCTCAATTTGAAGTTTGTATCATTATAAGCTGTAACACTCCATTCGGCAATTGTTCTATCACCTGCTATTTTGATATTTCTACCTCTAAATGGAACGTTAACGATTCCAATAGTCATATCAGGTATAGTTGTTGCTCGGCATAGGAATGCTAAGTCTTCTATTTCGCCACCAACTTGTGCGTAACCAGGAAAAGGCATTGTTACCTTAAACTGATTGGCTCTTGCGCCACCGCCTGCAAGTTTAGCTTTGAAGTCATTTATATTAGCCATTGTTTATTTCTCCTTTTCTAAACTTACCCACCAGCGACTTCGTCAAACGAAACGCCAGTACGTGTTGCTATGAATTGTAATGTGATAAAGTTGATACTTCTAGCAGGCTTCACAAAGATTTCCGCTATAAATTCATTTCTATCAATTACTTCTCCAGTGTTATTTGTTTCATCACATACTACTAAAAAGTCTGTGATACCTCTTCGACCTTGAACTTCACGTAAGAAAGGCTCTACAATGTTTCTAAAGTTTGCTCTAGTGAACTCATCATTGAACTCAAATAGTTGAAACTTAGAAGCAGTAGAAATCGCTTTTTCTAAAACGATAAACAATCTTCTTACATTGATTCTGTCGAAAGCAGAAGGTGCTGATAATCCAGTTTTGTCACCAAATAGAACTGTACCTTGTCCTGGGAAAAACGTCACAGGATTTACTCTCTTAGGATACAATTGATCTCTTTGTGCTTTAGTTGGATTGTAAGCTAACTTAACTACACCTCGTACTTGACCTCTATTGAAGCCTGCAGGAGAGTACCAAGCGTCAGCTGTTAAGTCTGTTCTAGCAGCCAAACCAGCCATATCACCATTTAATGGTACATATCTGTAAACGTCATTATATCTGTCGTACATATATTTGTAACCGCTATCAAAAACTACATATGAAGATGAATTAATATTTCCATAAAAAGATGTAATGTTATTAGTGATTACAGTTGTGTTAGTTATATCAACAACGTGGTTTCTTGGAGGAGAAACAAACGCAATAGCGTCTTTTCTATCTTCAGCCAATTGTAAAAGATCATTTACGTGATTCTTACCATCGCCTGGAGTTCCTACCGTTTCATTAGGTGTTTTACCACCAATGATTAAACCAACATCAATCGTTTCAGAATCGCTAAACTTCTCGTAAGCAGTTTTTAATTGGCCAGCTGTTACCGCTGATCCATCGCTACCTGCTGATAGAGAGTTTGTTTCTGATAATGTGATTGCTGATGTGCTGTCAAAGTTTTTGTTAGCTACAGGAGAACCAAAACCATTAGTTACGCCTAATGTTGAATGATCCATCCAGTAAATGAAAGTTGATCTATTAAAGATTACAGTTGGGTAGTAGTTTATTCCACCTTCACCTGTTTTAGCGTCAGAACCTTTTGATAATTTAGAGTAAGTTTCGATAACTTCTCCAACAGTACCTGAAATTCCGCCATCTTCGTCAACGACTACAACGTGTAGTTCATCATTAGATCCACCTCTTGCTGAAGCATAAGGCGAAGTGCCTGGAGCTCCATCAACATAATCATAATATTGCCATCTTCGTCTAACATTAACTCCGTTAGTCAAAGCAGCGTTTAATCCGCCTTGGCCATCTTTTCTAACGATAGTAAGATCATCTGTAGATATAGATGTTATTCTATATTCAAATCCATCTGTATAATCATTAGTAGCTGCTGTAGTTGAAAATGATATAATGTCGCCAACAGAAAACACTGATCCGCTAGTTACTGCTACAGTGGTATCTCCGACCGCTGTGGCTGCATCATTTAAAGTTGTTACTGCTTCTTTTTCGTAAGCTTCCGCTGATTCACAAACAGAAACTTTTAGGTTATTACCCCAAACTCCTGCTGTTCTAGCTGCCCATTGTCCGACAACGCCTTGTCCGCTAGCATAATTTGAAGTGTAATCTTCTGTATTATTGATTAGTACACTTGATCCTGCTACGTTAGCGTTTGATACACTTGTATTAGTTGCTCGTACTACTCTTAAAGCATTAGAGTATTGTAAAAAGTTAGCGGCAGAAAAAAAGTATTCAAAGTTATTTGAATCTGGTTTGCCGAAAGTTTCTACAAGCTCTTGTTCACTAGAGATAGACACAACCTCGTCTAAAGGTCCTTTACGAAATTCGCCAGCCATAGCACCAATTGATGTGGATACTGCTGGTATAATTCTAGTTAAATCTTTTTCTTGTACGAGAACACCTGGTGATACTTGAAATGCCATAGGTATTTTCTCCTTCTATTATTTGATAATTGCATTTAATTCAAAAATCGTATTATTCATACGCCCATAATCAAAGTTTATTCTTGTAGATATTTATAATAGCCGCAAACTACACTATTCACCTTTACGTACTGCAGGATGCCATACATCTCCGTATTCATCTACACTTGCTTCTTCGTGGTCATTGATTCCATCGTCTAAAAATCCAAAAGGTGCCATATCTTGTTCTATTAAATTTTGTTGTTCCACATACATTTGTTGTCTAGCATTTGTGTTGGTTAATTCTTTAAAGTAGGCTTGGTTTGATAACCATCCAAATATGACTAGACACATCATTAAATCGTCATTGGAACCATCTTCGGCCTGCCAACTTTGACCTCTTTTAGTAAAGGTGCTCATTTCTTCAATTACCTTAAAAGAATTGACAATCAATTTGTCACCCTCAATTAATGTCTTTATATTAGCACAACCTATTCTCTTAATTTGTTTAGTCATACGAACACCCATAGACGAACCACGTCCACTGTACATAGCTCCTAATAATTGACCAGCTCTTCCTTTTTGAGTAGTCATCATTATGTTTGGATATTCTATTTCAAAATTCAAAGCTTCAGCAATCTGTTGGCCAATATCATTCACTTCGGTTAATATATGAGCATTGTTATATCGTTTTGCCATTTCACTTATAATATTAGGAAAGATAAAAGGTCTCACTTCATTATTTTTATAAAGAGCCACCACCTCATACGGCATTTTTGTAACATCAAAAATAACAAAAGCTGAATAATCTTTATCTACACCACGAGCCACATCTACAGTACAAACATAGGTACGACCTTCTATCGGTTCTTTATATTGTTCTACACTACCAGAAACCACCATAGGATTAAAGTAAGCCAACATTTGTATTTTAGATGGAGATATTAATGTATTGACACTACCTAAAAATTCACATTCAAACTCCTGTTGGAATTGTTCATCACTAGTATTTCTAATGGTCATTTCTTTCCAAGCTTGATCTCTACCTGGAACTTCTGACCAATGTACTTCTATAGGAACATAATCGTTTCTTTTTTCCGATGCATCTGTCCATAACTTGTAAAACATATTCATACCATAAGGGGTAGATACAATTATCATTTTTGTATTTTTACCAGCAGAGATAGTAGGATAAACTGAACTAAAAAAAGATTCAGCAATATTACTTGGTACGAAAGCAAACTCATCTAAAAAAATAATGTTAAAAGAACCTCCTCGAATAGCAGAACTTGAAGTTGCGGCCGCTACAATAGAGGACTTGTTTTCTAATTCAATAGAACCTTTGTTCCAATTGATAACACCTTGTTGTAACCAGCTCGGTAAGTTTTCATAAGCGAGTTGTAATCTACCTAATATATCTCTAGCGGTAGATGATTTGTTTGCCAAAATAGCAATATTAGAATTTGGATTAAACAAAGCGTAATGTAAAAGATAAGAAATAGTAGTTGTTGATTTACCTGATTGTCTAGGAAGTTTACAGATAGTAAATCTATTATCGTGTATGGTATTAACTATCTTTTTTTGAAAGTCGTACATATTAAATGGTACAAGACCTTCGTCCAGAGATACAATCTTTATATACTTCTCCATAAAGTAAATAGGATTGTCACTACACTTTTGATATTCTACAATCTGTTCTTTGGTATATTCAACAGGTGTATTAATTTTTTTAAGATTGGGGTTACCCAAATATGCATCAATGGCCATTTAATATAATTCCCTCTATATGAGTATAGCCTAATTTTTTAGCTAGTGTAACTCTTTGATTGCCTTTAACAACAGAATACTTTTTTTCTTTATAGATTGTACCAACAGCACCATATCGTACTGTATCAGAAATTTCGTGTTGGTTGATTTGTATGGGCTCTATCATTTCAAAATCTTTTGCCAACTCTTGTAGATATACTCCGTGTTCTTCGTAATACTTAATATAACTTAACTCATCAATCGGAAATATCTTTTTCTTTGGGTGTAACTGTTTTGATTTCAGTATTTTCATTTTTTAACATCTTTTGTAATTCAGCAGTTGAACCTACAAAGAGGGCATTCTTTATATTAGCGCCAGCTGTTTTAGGTACCTCTTTTAAATCTTTTAATTTCTTTTGTAAGTCTTGTAACTTATCTATAGTATCGGCCACATTTTTGATACCATTCAAGGCAACTTCGTAAGCTCTAGGGTGTTGGCCTTCTCTTGCTACATCCAAAATACCTTGTACGGCCTCTTGTCCTCGTTCTATTAGATTG